ACTTTCGTAGCGACTCGAACAGGGGTCAGCTTTGAGGAAGTTGCAGGAACTGTTTGATCTTATAATTAATCACTAAGGAGGACCCTAAAAATGGCACAAATTCCAACAAGAAACATCTCACAGTTCAAGTCAAAACTCATTGGTGGTGGTGCTCGTCCTAACCTGTTTGAGGTTAGTGTTGCATTTCCAGCAGGAGTAAATCTTGGAATTCAAAATGATGGTACAGGAACATTTGATAGCGAAAACTTTAGATTCATGTGTAAGGCAGCTGCACTTCCAGCATCGACAGTTAGTGAAATTGCAATTCCTTTTAGAGGAAGAACTTTAAAAGTTGCTGGCGATAGATCTTTCGATAACTGGTCAGTAACGATTATCAATGATGAAAACTTTTCTCATAGAAAAGCATTTGAAGCATGGATGCAAAACGTTGCTCAGTATGGAGACAGTTCGGGTTTGACAAACCCATCAGATTACATGGGTAATGCAACCGTTTATCAACTCGGAAGAACTGCTGCTTCTCAACAAGGTGAAGGAACAACTTCGGGTCCTTCAAACATTCTTGCACAGTATAAGTTCGTTGATATTTTCCCAACTTCAATTTCAGATATTCCTCTTTCATACGAAACTGAGAATGCAATTGAAGAATTCACTGTAGAATTCCAGATCCAGTACTTCTATCCTGAGGCTGCCGGTTCTGGTGCTTGATAAATAGTACAAATAAGTCTACACTTTAATAATGGCAAAACTTTTTGGTTTCTCTATTGAAGATAAAGAACCATTATCCCCTGGTGTGGTTTCCCCCGTTCCTCCCAATAATGAGGACGGGGTTGATCATTATTTGACCAGTGGATTTTTTGGTTCTTATGTTGATCTGGAAGGAATTTATAGAACTGAATTTGATTTAATTAAAAGATATCGTGAGATGGCACTGCATCCAGAATGTGATAGTGCGATTGAAGATATTGTAAATGAGGCTATTGTTTCTGACACAAATGATACTCCAGTAGAAATTGAGTTATCGAATCTCAATGCTAGTGATGGTATTAAAAAAATAATTCGACAAGAGTTTAAGGGCATTTTAGATCTTTTAGATTTTGATAAAAAATGCCACGAAATTTATAGGAATTGGTATATTGACGGAAGACTTTATTACCATAAAGTGATTGACCTCAAAAATCCCCAGGAAGGAATTCAAGAGTTAAGATATATCGACTCTATGAAAATTCGTTATGTGAGACAGACTAAAAAAACTGATAAAGATGATCGTAGTGTCAGATTATCCAATATGAATCAGGATAATCCGATGCAGTATGAGTTTCCTCAAATTGAGGAATATTTTATCTACACCCCACAAGCAACATATCCAACATCAAATCCATCATCTCTTGGAGATCAAAAGGGTATTAAAATTGCAAGAGATGCAATCACTTATTGCACGTCGGGTCTCGTAGATAGAAATAAAGGATCAACTCTTTCATATTTACACAAAGCAATCAAGGCTCTTAATCAACTGAGAATGATTGAGGATAGTCTTGTTATTTACAGGTTATCTCGTGCTCCAGAAAGAAGAATTTTCTATATTGATGTAGGCAATCTTCCTAAGATTAAAGCTGAGCAATATCTTCGTGATGTTATGATGCGTTATCGCAACAAACTTGTGTATGATGCAAACACCGGTGAAATCCGTGATGACAAAAAATATATGAGTATGCTTGAGGATTTTTGGTTACCTCGCCGCGAAGGTGGTAGAGGAACTGAGATCACTACTCTTCCTGGTGGCCAAAACCTTGGCGAAATTACTGATATTAAGTACTTCCAAGAAAAACTCTATCGTTCTCTGAATGTTCCAACATCAAGAATTGGTGGTGAAGGTGGATTTAATCTTGGACGTTCATCGGAAATCTTAAGAGATGAAGTTAAGTTCAGCAAGTTTGTGGGACGTTTGAGAAAAAGATTCTCAGCAATGTTCAATGATATGCTGAAAACGCAATTGATTCTCAAGAACATTATTACTCCCGAAGATTGGGAAGTAATGAGTGAGCATATTCAATACGACTTCCTCTATGACAATCACTTTGCAGAATTGAAGGAAACTGAACTTCTGACCGAAAGATTAAATATGGTTGCTCAAGCAGAACCATATGTCGGCAAATATTTTTCACAGGATTATATTCGTAGAAAGATTCTTCGCCAAACTGATGAAGAAATTGTTGAGCAAGATGCAATTATTGAAAAGGAAATTAAGGATGGTACAATTCCAGATCCCGCTGAAATGATGATTGATCCCGCTACAGGTCAACCAATGCCCGGAATGATGACAGGAGATCTTGGAGCTCCAGTCATGGAACCAGAAGTTAATGCAAAATCTGTTGAAACTCCTGAGGTTCAAATGCCCAAGGGTGGCGAAATCTGATAAATAAAAAAGATTACTTATTTTGGAAGTCATGGACGAATTAATGGATATGATTGTTACTGATGAAAGTCCCTCACAAATCAGTGACAAAATTAAAGATTTACTCTTTGCCAAATCTGGTGAAAAGGTAGATGCATTTAGACCTTTAGTTGCATCTTCAATGTTCGACAATTCTACTCAAGAGTATAATGAGGAAGAGTGATAAATGTCTGAAAACCTATCAGATTTTTTCCAACTTATAGCAGAAGCAAAAAAAGAAAAGAAAAAATTAAAAGAAGAAGAAGATAAATTTATCTCCGAAATTATTGACGCAAATGATGTCGTAGAAAATATACTTCGCAAACTTACAGAAAATGAATATAAAGAAGATCAACAAGAATTAGTTGATAATATTATTGAAGAAGTGGAAGAGGGGGTAAAGGGTATTAATGATATTGTTAGAAATATCATTAACCCAGAACCTCAACAAGATACTAAAAAATATATCAAAGAAGGATTATTAAATATTCCCTCCAATGAGAAAAATTCAGATCCTCTTACTCCACTTAATCAAAATTTTGTAACTTTAGATCAGCTTCAACAGCATTATAAGTTATTCATCAATCGCATTCAACAACAACTTTCCACATTAGGTGGCGGTGGGGAAACGAGATTAAGATACTTGGATGATGTTGTAGGTGTTGCAACAAATTCAAGTTTTTATGATGACAAATTTCTTCAATGGAACTCAACTACAAATGAAGCTGAGTTTGTAACTATTAATTCAGGAAATATTGTTGGTATTGTTACAGGATATTATGGAAGTTTTTATGATACCACAACACAAAATGCAGTAGGCATCAATACATATCAACCATTTACAATCAATACGACTGATATATCAAATCAAGTATCTATCGCAAATAGTTCTCATATTGTCATTGCAAACTCTGGAATATATAATATTCAATTTTCTTTACAAATTGATAAGTCACAAGGTTCTCTAGCACACGTTTATATTTGGTTGAAAAAAAATGGAGTAGATGTTCCAAATAGTGCAGGAGAAATTGCAGTTCAAGGAACAGCAGCAGAAGCAATTGCTGCTTGGAATTATGTAGTATCTGCTTCTGCGAATGATTATTATGAACTTATGTGGAGTTCTACTGATATTCACGTTGAAATCAAAGCAAGGAACGCAAGTGGAGTTGTTCCTGCTATTCCATCAATTATTCTTACAGTAGTCTCTGTATAATAATGCTATAATTGCAAATTTATAAATAACTAATAAATGTATTATACGAATAATGACACATAGACCAGTTGGATCTGGAGTTTCTTTTGCCACATCCACAACATCAGCAAAATCAGCAGCGTTCTCTGGGAGAAGCAATACTCTCAGAATAGTTGCAACTGGCGCAAATGCGTTTGTAGCAATTGGAACTGAGCCAACTGCAACTCTTAGCGATTATTGTGTTCCAGCTGGAACTTCTGCAACTCTTGCAATTGATAATGGTTCTGCAAGAGTTTCTGGTGTGACTACTGGGGCAACCACAACTTATATTGATTTTCCAGAAGGCCAAGCATCACCTTTTGGCATTGGAGATTATGTAAGCCTGACTGCATCTCAGCAAACTTATTATAATTTTGTTCATGGGCCTGTAACTGAAGTATTCAATACTTCAAATCAGAGTGGTTATTTTTCAACAAGAATTGGAATTGCAATTACTACTTCAGGAATTGCTACAGCATTTAGTGATCCAAATGCAATTTTGAGAAACTCCATTAAAGTTGCAGCCATTACCGATACTGGTGCTGGAATCCTTTATACACAACAAGTTCAAATTACAGGTCAAGCATAATGAAACTCATCAGGGAAGAAATCGAATCAGTAGAGTTTATCGTTGAAGAGCGCAACGGTAAAAAGTCACTGTATATTGAAGGCGTTTTCCTTCAAGGGGATATCAAGAACCGCAATGGTCGTATGTATCCTATGGAAACTCTTCGTCGTGAAGTTGCTCGTTATAACGAAAACCATGTTATGGCTGGAAGAGCACTTGGAGAACTCGGTCACCCAGATGGTCCTACTGTAAATCTTGATAGAGTTTCGCATAAAATTACTTCTCTTCGTGAAAGTGGTTCTAACTTCATTGGTAAGGCTAAAATCCTGAATACACCAATGGGAAAAATTGCAGAATCGCTGATTTCTGAAGGTGTTAAGTTAGGTGTTTCTTCTCGTGGTGTTGGTTCTCTTCGCGTTAGTCGTGAAGGAATCAATGTTGTTGGAGAAGACTTTATGCTTGCAACCGCTGCAGATATCGTAGCGGATCCTTCTGCTCCTGATGCATTTGTATCTGGAATTATGGAAGGTAAAGAATGGGTTTGGGATGGCGGCATTCTTCGTGAAAAGTATGCTGTAAAGACCTACAAGAGAATTAATACTCTTGTTGATCAAAAGAAATTGGATGAGCAGAAACTGAATCTGTTCAACGATTTCTTAAATAATCTGTAATTTGTCAAATTATAAATAAATATAGTTTATAACCAAAGGTTAAACGGAGAGTTCAAATGTCTCGTGGCAAACAATTACAAGAAATGGAAGTAGGCACTACACAATCCAAAACTGCCGTAAATGCAAATGCTAAGGCAGCGGAATCGATGCCTCATATGGCAGATCCAGGTACACAACTTGGACATGTAGAAGATCTTGGTGGTCCAGATCCTTCTAACTATCGCCCCGATGATGATTCAGCAAAGCTGAAGACTCCTGGTGCAACTCTGAAGCAAGTCAGAGATGTTGTCAATAAGGGTGCTAAGTCTGCCGATCCTATGAAAGGTATGAAGGAAGAAGTTGAAGAGGATGAAGAAGAACTCTTAGAAGCTAAGCACGAAGAAGAAAAGAAAGAAAGCAAAAAAGAAGAGGAAGAAGAGGAAGAGGAAGAAGAGATGGAAGAGTCATTCCAAATCGAAGATGATGTAAATGCACTCCTCGGTGGAGAAGAACTCTCCGAAGGTTTCAAAGAAAAAGCAAAGACCATCTTTGAAGCTGCTCTGAAGTCTAAGGTTGCTGAAATTAAAGAAGCAATCGAAGCTCAATATGAGCAAAAACTTGTAGAAGAAGTAGAAGTTATCAAAGAAGCACTCGCTGAGCGTGTCGATGCTTATCTCGAATACGTTTCAGAAGAGTGGTTCGTAGAAAACGAACTCGCAATTGAGCACGGTCTTAAGACCGAAATGACCGAATCATTCCTCCAAGGAATGAGAGGACTTTTTGAAGATCATTATGTTTCAATCCCTGAAGATAAATATGATGTTTTAGAGAGCATGGTAGAAAAACTTGATGAAATGGAGACAAAACTCAACGAGCAAATTGAGAAAAACGTTTCCCTTAACAAGCGTCTCGCAGAGTCGGTTGCTGATGGGATTTTAGATCAAGTTTCTGAGGGACTTGCTGTTACTCAGAAAGAAAAGCTCGCTTCACTTGCCGAAAGTGTTGAGTTTGAAAGTGAGGAAGAATATCGTGAAAAACTGGAGATGCTGAAGGAATCATATTTCCCAGCGAATAAAACTCCAAAGGCACACACTGAAACTCTCTCTGAGGGTGTAGACCAGTCACCTGAATCCGTTTCAGGTCCAATGGCTGCATATCTGAGAACGCTTCAAGCAGTTGCTAAAAACTGAATTTAAGATTAATCAAACGCAAACATTCACAAAGGTACACGCAAATGTTCAACGCAGAACATCTGCAGGAAAAGTGGGCACCACTCCTCAACTATGAGGGTCTTGATCAAATCAAAGATTCCCATCGTAGAGCGGTAACCGCCGTCCTGTTAGAAAACCAAGAAAAATTCCTCCGTGAGGAAGCATCATTCTCCTCAGGCATGAGCCTGATGGAATCACCAACCAACTCAACCGGTACTGGTGGTTTCACTGGTGGATCTGCTGCTGCTGGTCCTACCGCTGGTTTCGACCCAGTTCTGATCTCGCTGATCCGTCGTTCAATGCCAAATCTGGTCGCTTATGACCTGGCTGGCGTTCAACCAATGAGCGGTCCTACTGGACTCATCTTCGCAATGCGTTCCCGCTACAACAACCAGAGTGGAACTGAGAGCTTCTTCAACGAAGTTGATACCGCAT